TAATCAAGAAACGGGTCAATCGTACTTGGATCAATCTCCAGCCCTTCAAAGTCTAATTAAGACTACAGATCCATCTGTATTAAATGAAGCTCGTTAAAGTCTTGAAGCGCGCTCTCTGCCCACTCAGGTGGGCTGACGTCTTCGTTCTGGTGGTCAATTAGGTTGTACGCCACATATTCTGTAACTTGCTCTGTAACGTCAGTAAAACCGCTCTCAGAGTAGTTAAGGCGCAACACGCGAATGCTAGTGCAATCAACACATTCCGCGAAGGCCATCTGTGCGGCCCCCTCAAGGGTGGTGGGCATATCTTCGCCGATTACCCTATCATCGTAGTGAGTGGTGCGGCCTAGACAAGTAAACTTGCCGCTAGAGGTCACTAGATATTGATCTAGGTGAAGTCCGTCTATCATTTTGTATTCCTTTCTAAATCAGTAGTGGGGGCCAAAGCCCCCAGTTAATTAGGCAGCGATTGGGTTCACTTCAAAAGCATAAAGTTTTTCGTTTGAGCTTGGCAAGTTTTCCAAGCTGTCTGTGTGAATTGCAATTGTGCTTTGGATGTAAACTTTTTCGTCTGGGTGAAAGCCAGAAGGGCTAATAAGGTCTTTGTTGTTGATGACAACGTAGCGCGTAGAAACAACCATCAGATCAGCGGCCATTGTATCTTTAAAGTTTTTTAGCTCATGGAATGCGTTGTTCAAGGTAAGATCCAACGTCTTAAATTCCTCAACCAATGTATCTTTTTGACCGCTTTCATCTTTCAATTCATCAAGAATTTCAGACATGCGAACACTGTCGGATTTAGATTTTGCAATCTGTTCTGGAGTGGCGTCAGCCAACATTACTTCAAGCTCTTCGATGCGCGCTTTGATTTGTGATTTATTCGGTGTCATTTCTAAGTCCCTTTCGTTTCTCTCTATACAACTAATATATGACATCTGTCACAGAATACAAGGGGGGCAGGGGAAAATAATTTCCCCTGTTAAATCAAATGTTTTTGCCTGCCTTACGAAGATTGCTGGTAAACGTCCTCAATTCCTCACGCGCATAAAATAGCTTGTTCTGGGCGTTTGAGTGTGGATCACTTCTAAGACTGTCATCCTGCGCCCGGTCAACCTCAGAGCGAAGCCACTGGAGCTGGGACGCCTGAAAGGCGGTTAGGTCACAGTCACTCATATCACAATACTCTCAAAACAAATTGCCACTACAATCGATGCCAAAGCAGCTCCGAAAAACGTGATGAACTTAAAGTGCTTACGCTCTAAAAATAATGGTTCCATTTCCTCTTCATTCTCCATTTTTAAACTCCAGTATCTGTTTCGACGCATCCGCTGCGCCCTTCCCAACAACCACAGAGTGGCCGATTCTCTCAAGGTAGGCGATCATCTCTTTCTGATCGGGGGAAAGTCTCCCACCAGATTCGCGCTTCATCTCAACCCACAAATTCCAAGCTGGGATAAACAAATCTGGAACCCCAGCAACAACGCCTTCCGCCTTGAACTTCCTGCCAGCTCCAATCGATCTCTTGCCACCATTCGGAATGGCAAATATTAAAACCCCCGAAAACTTAGCTCGAAACCAATTCACAAAACCAACCTGCTCATCATGCTCAGAAGGGTATGTCTTCGAGGCTGAAATCAGCGTAACCGCCCTGCGTCTTCGTCTCATTCTTTTTCTCCACTTGAGTATAATCAAATTCTACAATTTCTTTGTACTTCGGATTGTGGCTGGACGGCTTCACCTTCACACGGCTGGGCTGTATCCAATCTCTAGATTGTGCCAGCGCGTCATCCGTAGTGTCAGCATCCGCCTCCAGAAAAGACTTTCGAGCCTGATACCGTCCCGCTGCATAGCCACCGTGATCTGGGCAAAGCCACTCAGATACTTCTTCAAAAAACCCATAGCTGTAAGTCACTCGAATGCTGTCTGGCTTCCCGACCTTTTTGTGACGCCGATACTTCACGCCATCCACATCAACCCACTCAGATTGCACCTGTGACGATAGCATGGCCCCACGGTAGCTGTTTGAGCTGTGGTTGAGCGTTGGGGCAGGAAACTCGAACCCGCACTCAGGGCAGATCTGACAAGCTGCGTGAACCATCGTCTGGCACTTCTCGCACTGCCTGACAGGAGCTTCGCCGTCACCGCTCGACATCTTATCTTTTGGCTTCACCTGATCGATGAACCCGTGACGTTCGACATTCTGTCCGTAATCCAAAATCAGGCAGTCTTCCTTACCATCAGCAATTCGCGTTCCCCGGCCAACCATCTGGACGTAAAGCCCAGTCGATGCCGTAGCTCTAACCAAAGCAACCAGATCCACCTCTGGGTGATCGAACCCCGTGGTCAACACGTTCACATTGATCAGGCAGCGCAGCTTACCGCTCTTGAAGTCTGCAATGGCCTTCTCGCGCACTGAGCTGCTGTCTGAACCTGTCACCACCCCAACTGGGATGTTGTGGAAGTCGAACTCAGCAGCCAACATATTCGCGTGGTTAACCCCGCTGCTGAACACCAGCCAGCTTTTTCTGTCAGCCCCAAGACGAATGATCTCTTCGGCAGTGGCCGCAACCAGCTCTGGATCAGACGCAGCAGTTGCAAGCTGGCTCTCAATGAACTCACCGCCCCGCTTGCCAACACCATCCAGATTGATCTGTTTGACCCCACCCTTCGAGATGACTGGCGACAGGTAACCTTGCTCCATTAGCATGGCCACTGGGATGTCATGGGCAATCCCGTCAAAGATCGCGCCCTCACCTTTGTGCAAGTATCCCGTGTCCAATCGGTACGGCGTAGCAGTTAAGCCAACCACCTTCACCAGCGGGTTGCACACCTTCAAATCAGTGATGAATTTATTGTATCGCGTCTCAGTGTTCTTCGGTAGCAAATGCGCCTCATCGATCAGAACAAGATCTGGCGCAGGCACGATGTCATACGCCCTCTCCCAGATGCTCTGGATGCCTGCAAACGTAATGGGCTTGCCCAACACCTTCTGCTTTAAACCTGCGCTGTACATGCCGTAATCAGCCTCTGGATATAACTTCAGCAGCCCGTCAGCACCCTGCTGAAGCAGCTCCTTCACATGCGTCACAACCAAAACCCGTGTGCCGGGGTAGCTCATGGCATCCTTAATCAATTGCGCGATGATCGCCGTCTTGCCAGATCCAGTCGGCGCAACAATCAGTGGGTTGTCACCAGCCTTTCCAGCCCAGTAATTATACAAACCGTCGATGGCTTCCTTCTGGTATTCTCTTAATTCAAACGTCATGGGACAGAACTCTTTTTTCTACTTTTAGCCTTGCAGCCACCGCTTCGTTCATCGTGGCAAAAGTTCCAAGATTCGTCTTTCTACCATCAATATTAGCAGAGGCTCTCCATTTGTTTCGGTCTTTTAAAAAGCTCACACCTTTAACTCCAGAAGTGTTTGACTTGCTCAATCTAGTGTTCATGGCTTGCTCTTTAGCCGTAACCTCACGCAAGTTTTTGATCCTATTATCGCAGCCGTCATGGTTGATGTGATCAACAGAATTAGGCCAAATAGGATAATGGCCATGATACAAAAAGAATGCCACACGATGCGCTAACAACTTTTTTTGGACACCAAGATATGATGAACTACCCGTCAAATAATCACAGGTGGATCTCTTCGTTCTAAATCGGCGATTAAAAGCCACCCTGCCACTGCGCTGGATATTGTACTTAGACGCCTGACCATCCGCGCTTACAAACGAACTGCCCTCGCCAGTGTCATAAAAATCTTCTGGCAAACGATCACAGGCATATATTAAACCGATCTCAGAATCATATCGATACAACCTACGCATCAATTCTAAATTTTCCCACCAATTATGTTTCATTGACAATCCTCTCCAGAAAATCATCCGCATCCTTGACGGCCTTATTTATCCCGTGTTTGCTGATTTCATTTTCAACCTGAAAAATTAAATACTCAACCAATCCCTCTTCAATCTCAGCGTTGATAATCTGCCAGTGATTGGCCCGTTTCTTCTGGATGATAAAATTGATCATAATGACGACAATCTCTTTGTCGGTGATGTTACCCGGCATAATGTCCAGCATGATCGCAACCACTTCGCCTAATTCTTCTTGGTTCATGACTGCATCCTCCCGTCAAATATCTCACGGCTGTTGCCCTGATTGCGGATGACCTCGCCCGTATCCTGATCCTCGTACTCAACGAAATCATCACCAGCATCGATCACAACAAAATCTTTCGGCATGATCTGTGGGATGTACAAATGCTCGCTGCACGTCTCAACAGGCTTGCCCTTCGCACAAGTCCAAGTGCCATCCTTCTCAGGTGTCACATGGCTGCACGTCCGACAGCTCACCTCTGGAATCTTGCACCCGTGGCACACAGCCCAGTATGGGCAAAACTTGCACTGCCAATTGCTGGGATCTTCGTGCAGCTTCGAGGGAGGTAGTGCCGAAAATACAATGCCGTCAGCCTTGTCCATCAGCCCCTGCGCCTCTGCCTTGTCCAGCTTGATCCGCTCGCCGTACATCTCATCTGTGTTTTTGTTCACAGCAAAAAAATAGCACCTGTCTATCCCAGACAAGTGCATCCCAATTTGACATTGCGCCCAGTACACTGGCTTGGCCTTCTGAACGCCCATGTTCTTGGTAGTCTTGAAGTTCTTTTCGTTCATCGTCTTGAACTCAAGCGTGTGCGGCTTGCTGCTTTCCGCAAACCCCTCACCAACGCCGTCCAAGCTCAATGCAAAGTGACCACCGCAACCCTCGAACCTGACCTGCTTGCCAGTGTCTGGATCACGCTCCCAGACTTTAACCCCAACAGCCCGAAGGTTTGACACCACCCGATCCTCTTCCCGATCACCAGTTTCAAACAGTCGCAACATGCGACCATCGAAGCTAGGCGACCAAGCATGGCGGAATTGATACCACAAAGCACGGCTGCACTCATTGCCGATCTGGCTCCCACCAAGGTGTGGGCGGTGATCGTTTTTGCGCTTGTCTTTGTAGTGCTGGTATATCGCCTCAATTGTTTTCGGCGTGGCGTATGCGGTGAGATCCATTACTGAAATACCCCCATCATGTTAAGCGTCATATTAATGATAAAAACTGCTACCATATACTCAATCATTTTTTTCTCCTTCTGTTCATAAAATGGGGCAGACATGCCGCCCCATCATAGAATAGAACTATCGCTTCCAAGGCGGAGAACCCGCACCATTTGAAGCCACAGCGGCCACAGGAGCTGCCGACACAGAAGCAGACGCGCCTGACGCAGCATCGTAACCCTTCACGTCATTAGACGCATCGTATCCGCCTGACGCCTCACGCACGGCAACCTTAACCATCAGTGGGATGTCAATCAAATCGGCGCTGTCTTGCGGATCGACGCCAACTGCCTTGGCAATGCTCGCCAAAGAACGCCGCGCAATATCAACCGCGACTGGGTTTTTGTTTTGAAGATTTAAACGATCAAAAATCTTCCGACCTTGATAAGAGCCTTCAATGACCTCAATCGTCAGCATAAGATAGGAACCGTCCATCGCCTTTGTGTCGCGCTGTTCAGCGGCGCTGATGACGCACTTGTACCAATCCGCAGGCAGCGGCTCGAAAGTTCCCATTGGTTCGACTTCGTGAATGTTAAAGCTAGTAAGATCCATTTTAATTACCTCTTAGTTGGATATGAATTGTTGGAAGGGATTGCCGCCATTGAACGTAAACGGCAGTGGCTCAGTGATGTTGAACCGATTCTTGGTGACACTCGAAGCCTGTGGGAAACACAGGATCTCACGCTCACCCGTTGAGATGGCACGTTTCTTATCGCCATCGCCTCTGGTAAATGTCTTCAGTCGGATTAGGCCAACCAAATCGACATTGTCGGTGTAGTGAGGCAGCGACTTTTTATGAAGCCTCACAGTGTATCTGGCAAATGGGTCCATGTCTGGAAGATCCATTGTCTCAGTATCAGCGTGGCCAATGAAGACCACATTCATGCCATTGTCATAAGCCAGCGCACCAGCCCACTCGCGGATCTGGCGATGCTTCTCTGACGCCGTGCCATAGCCTGCGCCATACCCGCCACCAGCTTGATTGATCGACTTGGCTTTTGGATCAGCAGCAACAATCTCGCTCTCAATTAGCGTGGCCAACTGCGTAATGCTGTCGATCACAAGCGTCTTGAACTCATGCTTTTCTGTGGCCA